AACAAATAATTCAAGACGAATTTGGTTCCATGTGGGATGTATACAACGACAACCCAGAAGTTAAAAAAGTTATTGACCTGTCCGTTAAAGAAGGCTGGTACAACGACGAAGTAAAACTTACATCCCGCCTACAAAACACCAACTGGTTCCGCACAACAGAATCAGCAACCCGTCAATTCAACATCAAAAAATCTACCGACCCTGCAACTCTTGAAGCCGACATAACAAAAGGTATTGAAGACACACGTGCATTGAGTCTTAAATCAGGTTCCGGTGTTGTACTTGCCGACAGCACACTACGTATGTTGACTGAAAACAAAATCAAATTCGGATGGTCTGACCAGCAGTTGTTGAATTCTATTGGTTCTGAAGCTATTGCCACAGCCCAAGGCGGAGCGCAAGGTGTCGCTGCGTTGCGTCAAGGAACGGTAGCCGCAGGACTTCGAGCATCAGCCGATGACTACGCACAAAAGGTTGACCCTGCAATGCTTGACATGTGGACACAAGAAATTCTTAAAGGCTCAAAAACCGAGACACAGTTTACTGACCTGATGAAACTTCAAGCCTCACAACAATACCGTTCATTGGCTCCGCAAATTGAAAAAGACCAGACAGTAAAAGAAGCAGTCACTATGTATTCAAATGCTGCACAGAATGTTCTTGGTATTGACCCGTCAACTATTGACTGGACACAAGACAAATGGGGTAAGGCTTTGAATTATCAAGACCCCAAAACAAACGAGTATCGCACTATGGATTCTTCAGAATGGAACCGCCATCTTAGGTCGCTACCTGAATGGAAAAAGACTGACGGAGCTAAAAACGCCTATCGTAACCTTGCCTTAACTTTGGCATCTGGATTTGGAAAGACACTGTAATGGATGCTGACGAAATTATCAAAACTTTCCTATCTGCTTACGGCCTTAACTCGCCAGAGATTGTCAAAATACTTGACGCTGCACTGCTTGACGACCCTGAACAATTCAACGGCCAGTTTGGTCAACAGCTTGCTTTGATTGCGGTTAGAGGAACAGAGGCATACAAGACACGTTTCAAAGCAAACGAATATCGTATTGCTAACGGGTACACCCCTAAAAGCGAAGATGAAATTATTGGTCTAGAAAACGCATTTAAGACAACTCTGAGAGCGAACAGTCTTCCCCAGGGTTTTTATGACAAGCAAGAAGACTTCAACAACTTCATTGGTAGAGATGTTTCACCAGATGAATTAAACACCCGCGTATCCCAAGGCTACAACGCAGTCATGCAAGCAGAGCCAGGAACCAAAGCAGAACTTAAACAGCTTTACGGGCTAAACGATGGTGACATTGCTGCGTTCTTTATTGACCCGACACGGTTCAACCAGTCAGAGGCAATCAAGAAAGCGCAAGCCGCACAGGTCGCTTCTGAAGCCCGTCGCCAAGCAGGATTCACGCTCGACGTGGCAACCGCCGAAGGGCTTGCTACCGAAGGCATCACCCGTGGACAAGCTCAACAAGGTTTCCAACAAATCGGTGCGACACAAGAACTACTCGGCATGGACCTGCAAGGCGAAACAGCATTAACCCAGCAAGAACAAATTGCTGGAACCTTCGGAACCAACCAAGCCGCAGCACAACGCATCGCCACCCGTCGACGCAAACGCCAAGCAACCTTCGAGCAAGGTGGAGGCTTCACAGCAACACAAACAGGAACCACAGGCTTAGGCACCGTCGGCCAATAAAATGTGCTAATGTAAAAACGTATCCCGATGGGAGAACCTGATAACCACCCCCTGAGTTATCAGCGCAAAACGGGGTGTAAAAAATATGTAGCCATCACAACCCTCCGGTGTGATGTGGACCAAGGAGAGTGCCATAATGTCAAATTTTGAAGATGATTTCAACGAAGACGACTACGACCAGCCAGCATCTGAAACGAACCCAGTTCGTGCAAGGATGAAACAACTGGAAAAGGAAGCCAAAGAGTTACGCAAACAAGTTGCGGAATTCTCAGCCAGCCAACGTGAACTAGCTTTTGTAAAAGCAGGTATAGACCCTGCTTCTCCACAGGCCAAGTATTTCGTTAAAGGCTACGACGGTGACTTAAACCCAGATGCCATTAGGCAGGCCGCAGAAGAAGCACAACTGATTACACCCCAAACTGTTCAGGAAGACCCAGACCAGGCAGCATGGAAGCAGTCCAATAGGATTGCTGCCGGAGCCGAAACTGCATCTGAAGGACCATCATGGGTTAAACGAATCAGGGATGCTGCGTCAGCAGAAGAAATTTCCGACATTTTTGCAGAGGCACAAGCCCAAGGTGTCAACCTTGGATAACCCAAACCCCCTCTAAAATTTAAGGAAAAACCCAAATGGCTGATTATTACGCAGCAGAAACAGGCACCTCCAACCTTTCGGTTGACCAGATTGCCTTTGAGAAGTTGGCATATTTTGCCCTTCGCCCAGAAATGTACTTCGACCAGTTCGCAGATGTTCAAGCAACAAACGCAACTAACCCAGGTGCATCCGTCAAGTTCACAGTCTTCGCAGACCTTGCAGCAGCAACCACTGCTCTTGGTGAAGCAGAAGATGTAACCCCAGTCGCAATGAGCGACAGCCAAGTTACTGTGACCCTTGAAGAATACGGTAACGCAACGGTAACAACCGCCAAGCTCCGTGCTTCTTCATTCCTCCCTGTGGACCCAGTAGCCGCTAACGCTGTTGGTTACAACGCTGGTTTGTCAATTGACACCATCGCTCGTAATGCTGTTCAGGCTGGTTCAAACGTCATTTACGCAACAGGTGGTGCAGTAGCCCCATCTAGCCGTACAACCATCAACACTGATGACACCATCACTGCTAAAGATATTCGTCGTGCGGTGGCTCAATTGCGTACAGCAAACGTGCCAACAATCGGTGGTAACTATGTTGGATTCATCCACCCAGACGTTTCGTACGACCTTCGTGGTATTACAGACGCATCAGGTTGGCGTGACTCATACAAGTACACCAACGCAATGCCTCTTTACAACGGTGAAATTGGTATGTTCGAAGGCGTACGCTTTATGGAGGCAGCTCGCGCTCCTCTGTTCGCAAACGCATCAGACAACTCCGGTGCATCAGGAACCATTGACGTTTACGGTACCCTCATCATGGGACAGCAGGCTCTTGCCAAGGCTGTTTCTATGGGTGGCGAGTACGGTTCACAGCCAACAATCGTCTACGGAACAGTTACAGACCTCTTGCAGCGTTTCCGCCCAGTCGGTTGGAAGCACTTTGTTGGTTACTCAGTTTTCCGTCAGGAAGCACTGCGTCGCATCGAATCAGCTTCAAGCATTGGTGCAAACGCCTAATAATTTCCGACAAGGAATTTATAACGGAAGCCCCTGCCGAAAGGTGGGGGCTTTTGTTATTCTCTAGTTATGACAACTTTCAAACCGCCCACAGATAACTACGTGAACTGGGCATTACCAGGGGAGCGTGGCATCCTTGCCGTGTTAAGGCCAGGTCGTCGTGGTCGTAATGTGTTCAAATTGAACGATGGTTCTTTTACTGAGTACCAACCGGCAGAGCAAGAAGATGTTGCTTTTACGTATCACGGTGGTCATGTTCATATTATTGATGCACAAGAGGAGGCAGACCTTCGAGCTGCTGGATATGGGGATTACATTGAAGCATAGAGAGACTCATCCGTTTTTGGATGTTGAGGGTTGTTTTGGGTGCAGGGTTGCTGGGGTGCAGATGGGGTCTAACTCCACTACTACCAAGGGTGAATCGGTTGCGTCTATTAACCAGCGTGAGAAGAACTGGAATAAGGACATGCCTGCTTATAAGCGTTTGCGAGCTGAAGGTTTGCAACCAAAGACGATTGACGGGTGCCACGCTGTTGAACAGTTAGCTACTTCTCGGCATCAAATTGAAGGCACTCCCGCCCCGTTGTGAACTATCAATCTTGGCAGGGGTTCCCTGACCCTAAGTTGGGGTATGGTTCGATGCTTCAGGGGTTTAAGGATTCGCTTCCTAAGTCTGTGACGTTGGATAATCATGCGTCTGTGAGTGTTCATATGCAGGTTCCGTATGCTTGTAAGGGTTGGTTTACGGGTCAGCATCGGGTTTTGTTTTCTATGTGGGAAACCGATGAGTTGCCATCTAACTTCCGGCGGTGGCTGGGCCAGTTTGACCAGGTGATTGTGCCGTGTGAACATAACGTGGAATTGTTTAGTGAGTTTCATAATGATGTTTCGTATTGTCCTTTGGGGGTTGACCATAAGTTTTGGAAACCAATGCCTAAACCTGATGGGGTGTTTCGTTTCCAAGGTGGCGGGTCGCTATGGAAACGCAAAGGGATGGATGTACTGGTTAAAGCCTTTAATGCTTTGAACCTGCCTGATGCTGAACTACATATCAAAGCTGCCCCCCATGCACAGGATGTGCCTAGCCCGAACCTTGGCGACAAAGTGTTTCTTAACAGGACTTGGATGAGTCCCATCGAGCAACGTGACTGGTACAACAAGGCTGATTGTTTTGTAGCACCGGCTCGTGGCGAAGGGTTTGGACTTATGCCGTTGCAGGCTATTGCTAGTGGTATCCCTACAATCGTGTCAGACAGCACAGGACAAGCCCAGTTCGCTCATCTCGCCTTCGGGGTGGTTCCATGCGGTAAATCTAAAGCGGAGACAACAGGGCTGTGGGATGAACCTAACCAGAAGATACTGGAAGAACTGATGATGGAGGCATACACCAACCGTGGCTCCATTAAACAGGTTGCTATTTCTCGCATCCCCGAAACCAAAACATTCTCATGGTCTAACGCCACCCGCAAACTATTGTCACTCATCCCTGAAGGCACCCTGCTAGACAACCCAGAGTGGGAACCCCCCAAAGTTACTGTTGAAATCCAAGTGAACCGCAAAGTCAAAGCAGACATCGGCACCGAGTCCTACAGTCTACAACCAGGGCAAATCTATGTTGTTTCTGAGAATGTCCATGATGTATTAAAGGATGCGGGCTATGTTGTTTAATGCTACAATCTTTGCTGTATGGCTCAACCCGCTGACCAAGACCTAATTATCACTCGTGGTGATACTGAAACCCTCGTTGTGACTATCACGACTGACGGGTCTACAGCTGTTGACATTACTGGGCGCACCTATTTGTCTCAGATTCGTAGCCAGCAGGACTCGACGACTATCAAGGGTTCGTTCACTTGCACTGTTACTAATGCTGCTGCGGGTCAAGTTACTTGTGTTTTAAGCGCGACTTCTTCTGCTGCATTATCGGCTGGATTGTATTTTTGGGATTTGCAAGAAAATGCTTCGGGGACTATTTCTACGATTCTTTCTGGCAATGTCACGGTTCTCGCTGACGTAACTAGGTAACGATGGCTACGACCCTTATCACGGTCAATCGTGGCGGTACTTCTTTAGCTACTTATTTGATTGCGGTTACTCGCACTACTGAGTCTGTTGGTTCTGTTGTTATTCCGGCTACGTCGGCTACATCTGTTGATGCTGTTATTACGGTGGTTACTACGGGGAACTCTGGTCCACAAGGGGCGGCGGGTCCGACTGGACCTACGGGTTCTACAGGTTCGCAGGGTGTAACTGGCCCTACAGGTCCTACAGGTGCGCAAGGTATCCAAGGTGTTACTGGTCCGACTGGAGCTGCTAGTACCGTTACAGGTCCTACTGGCCCTACTGGTGCTGCATCCACTGTGACGGGTCCGACGGGACCTACTGGACCGACTGGTGCTGATTCATTGGTAACTGGACCGACTGGTGCGCAGGGAGTCACAGGACCGACTGGTGCAACAGGGGCTGCTTCTACCGTTACTGGACCTACGGGACCGACTGGTGCCACAGGTGCTGCAAGTACAGTCACGGGACCTACTGGACCGACTGGTGCCGACTCGTTCGTTACAGGACCTACAGGTCCTACTGGACCCACAGGGGCAACAGGCGCAGCCAGCACTGTGACAGGACCCACAGGTCCGACAGGTCCCGCTGGTACAAACGGAATCATTGGTGTTGATGGAGCCACAGGTCCGACTGGACCGACAGGCGCACAAGGCGTTACAGGACCGACAGGTCCTACAGGTCCTACTGGTACCGCTGGGACTATTGGTATTGACGGGGCTACAGGACCCACGGGTCCGACAGGTCCAACAGGTGCGACAGGTGCAGCTTCGACAGTGACAGGACCAACAGGACCAACAGGACCTACTGGTGCCACTGGACCCTCCGCACCAACTCAAACAACAAGTAACCTTTTGGTTTATACAATTCTGAACATGGAGTTCTAATGGCTGTAGGCGATGTCTTCCCGAAAATGTTGAAAGCCCCAACAATGCTTGGGACTTCAACCACTACTGTTTTTACGGTTACCACGAATTACCAGTGGACTGTGAAGCAGATTATTATTTGCAACACTGACGGTGTGGACCGTGTGGTCACGTTGGCGTATGACGCAACGGCTGCGACAGATAGTAATTGTTTTGTGTATCGCCTACCTATCGCTGGGTATGACACGGTTGTGTTGGATACTGGGTTGGTGTTTGAATCTGGCGACACGCTTCAGGGTTTGTGTGACACGGCTTCTAAGGTCACGGTGTCTGTGACGGGCTGGGAACGACAGGTCGCCTGATGGCTATTTCTAGTGTTTTGGGTTCGTCTGCGTTGTTGCCTGCTGGCTTGGGGTTTCGCAACATCATCATCAATGGCGGGTTTGATATTTGGCAAAGAGGAACATCAGTCGCAATACAAAGCGCATCTAGTAGTGCTGCATACCAGGCTGACCGTTGGGCTGCATATCGTGCTGTTGCTGGTTCTACACAATCACAAATTGCTTCTGGATTGAGTGGTTTTCAAAATGCTATTAGGCTTCAACGCAACTCAGGTAACACAGCAACAAATGCTATTTATTTAAGTCAATCTTTTGAAACAAGTGCCATCAGCAAAGTTGCTGGTTTGCCTGTTGTGGTTTCTTTTTACGCTAGGGCTGGTGCCGACTTTTCTGGGTCAACATTAAATGTTCGTTTAGGTGTAGGAACAGGAACAGAAAGAGATGTTATTTGGTCTGGTGGTTGGACTAGTTATACCGAGCCTTTGAATCAAACAATTACACCAACTACTTCGTGGCAGCGTTTTGTTTTGTATGTAACCGTTCCTGCTGGTACTACACAGGCTGGTTTGTTTTTTGCATGGACACCTACAGGTACTGCTGGTGCTAATGATTATATTGATATTGATGGTGTTCAGGTTGAGCAGAATTACCAGCCAACCCCGTTTGAACAACGCCCAATCGGTACAGAACTAGCCCTATGCCAACGGTATTACACAAAAAGTTACTTACTTAACACCACCGCTGGTTCAGTTTCTTCATCTGGAGCAGTGATGCTTCCATCTTTACCAACTGGGAACACCCTAAGACAAACAATTTTTTTCAAACAAACAATGCGGGCTGCGCCAAATGTAACTATCTATAATCCAGAAACAGGGACCGCTGGGTATATGGTTCCAGAAGGACAGGGAGCATCAAACAATGCCGCAGCAGGCGTTACATTTATTGCAGAATCAAATGCTCTTGTTTATTCTACTTCTGCACCAATTGCGGGTATATATTATTTTCAATATGTGGCTGAGAAGGAACTTTAATAATGCGTTATGTGACTACTAAAGACCCTATAGGGAATACTCTTATCGTAAAAATTGATAATGATGTTCCAACATTTATTGGTGAAGGCGAGCAGGATGCTGCGTATCTCGCATGGGTTGCTGAAGGTAACACCGCCGAAGAATGGACAGGTGCATAATGGGTATCACACAACAAATCGGTGCTAGTTCACTAATCAAACCAGGCGTTATCGACAATGCAGCTGCACGACCTGCGAGTCCGTACGAAGGTCAAGTCATCTACCAAAAAGACACGGATGCTGTGTTGGTTTGGAACGGGACCGCTTGGTATCCGAACTGGAATCTCCCTTGGGGTATTGTAGACACAACATCAGGAGGTACTTCATCTCGTGGATATATATTTATAACAGCATCACAAACCGTCAATGCTGGCAGTGCAACAGTTTTAA